GAAACGGCAAGTACGAAGTATCTAGATTTAAAGAATTTAAATACAGGGGGCAAAATGATTATCAAAGGAAAATCAAAAACAGCAGCCGAGCAAAAGTGGCTAGAGCAAGTTGTCGATTTCGCAATGTATAGCGACTGGCTAAGCGGCATGTATTACACAAGCTGTAATCATCCGTACCAGTTTCAAATAGACCATATCCTAGGCGCACAGGCAAAGCGCAAGGTTAACGGCGTAACGACTAAAGTTGGTGAGTTCGCAATTATGCCTATACCGATAGAGTTGCATGATTTGACCAGCAACCACCCGCTAAACCGAACGCTAAAACCAAAGGCTTACCGTGATAAGTTCGGGCATGAGGCTGATGTTTGGCGAAAGATGCTAGACGCAATGGTATTGGAAGGTTATGAATTGCCATTTGAAAATGAATTAATTGATGCGGTGATGAGATGAAAAACGAATACGTATTAGATGTAAGTTATTTTGAATCAAAGCTTAGCTTGGTTGTCAGGGATTGCTCAAACTACACGCCTAAAGAAATGGCCAGAGAGCTTGTGAGACTAGCTTTGACGGCGCACGAGTCCGAAGCTATGGAAGAAAATGACGGATACCTTGAAAGGGTCATGGGGAGGCAGATTTTTTGAAACAAACAACATTCAAATGAGAGCGCTACAAGAAACGCAAATGAAACTTTACGAAAAAGAATTGATACAGGTGAAATGATGACTGAAGGCATAAACTTAATGGTTAGTGGTGACTTTAGATGCGGGCACTTAAAAACAAAAACTTTCGGCCTTGTTGAATTTGAATACCACAAGCAGCCGGCTATAAGTGTAATTGATAATAGGAAAAAGTGGATGAGGAAGATTGATGAAATCACGGTTAACGCCGACTATGAGATAAAAGAGATTTCACGATGAAAGAAACTCTATTCAAATGCAACCCGCTAGCACCTAAAGCAATGCTAGCGCTACAAATGCACCGTGATGCTAACCCTAACGGCATGAATCTATACAACAACAAATCAAAATCAAGCAAGCCTTATTTTGGCATGTATACGATAAGAGAAACTAAGAGATTGGTTATAGTGGAGGAAATAAAGTGAAGTCATGCGGGAAATGCAATAACTTTGTAAGGATAAAATCATTCACAGGAGGTGGAAGGGCTGGAATTTGTGACAAGTTCGACTTCTGCGTGAAGTGTGATGACAAAATTAATTGTAAATCCTTCAAATCCAAGAAGTACGAAAGAAAGGCATTGTTGACCAACAGCGCAACAATGGTATAATAAATTTATGCGGCTAGTTGGGATTGATCCCCCGATGAAAAGCCACCGCCTGAACTTCCTACCGAATTTTGGCTGCCGCAATCTCTTCAAGTCAGGCTGAAAACAGGCGGCATTACTTCACACAGAATAAATGCCTTTTGAAAATGCGATTAACTTCGCAGTGGATAGGTGTATAAAAATGTCAGTATATTCATTTGATACCGAGATTGCCGAATTGGTAGGCGTTAACGCGGCCACTATTTATCACAACATGCAATTTTGGATTAACAAGAACAAAGCTAACAATAATAATTACAAAGATGGCAATTGGTGGATTTACAACAGCGTAAAAGCTTGGCAAGAGCTATTCCCTTTCATGACCATCAGAGCAGTAAGAACGGCACTTCAAAAACTAATAGACGCTGGATTAATTGAAAAGGGCGAATACAACGCTAAAGGGTACGACAAAACCACGTGGTACGCCATTTGTCAAAATCGGCAAATGGATTTGTCAGAAACGGCAAATGGATTTGTCAATAATGACAAACCTATACCTGTTAGTAATCCTGTTAGTAATCCTAGTAATGATTGCCCTAAAGAGCAATCACACCCTACTGAATTGGTAGAAAAGGCATTTAATCACTTTTGGAAGGTATGGAAGCAAACAAAAAAAGATATTGGAAAGGTGGATACATCACCTAAAGAATCCACCTTTGAGAAAAAGTGGAAGCCGATGTTCAACAAGCAGTACTTCAAAACTCACACGATAGAGCAATTCAAGCAGGAGGTATCAGATATTTGCCAGTTTGTTGTAGATGCCCACAACGTTGACGGGTTCAACAGGTTTGAGAACATGCAGACCGGTAAATTCTTTAATGAGAAACAATGGAGAGACCAGTAATGGAAAACATACCACCACACAGCATTGAAGCGGAGCAAGCCGTTTTAGGCGCTTTGATGATGATGGACGCTAACGAACATAAAGCGCTAGAAGTGACAGACACGCTAAGGCCAGAAATGTTTTACAACATGGCTCACCAGGAAATATACCGAGCCATGGCAAAGCTAAAAAACCGCGACCTAATCACAATTACTGATTTACTGGATAAACAAAACAAGCTTGATGAGTGCGGCGGGTTTGCTTATATCGCTGAGTTGGGTAAAAGCACACCTTCAACGACAACGGCTTTGCAGTACGCTGAGATTGTGGCGGATAAGTACAACGCACGAGAAATCATGGGTGTATTGCATAACGGCATAAGCCAGATATACGACAAGCAACCAAATAGCGAAGTGCTGCAATACATTGGTAACGCATCGCAAAAGATTGACCTAAGCGGGGGGTATGAACCGAATCACATAGGTGATTTAAGCTCTAGTTTTATCGATAGGTTAGAGGCAAGGCAAAAAGGCGATAGGAGTGCGGTAGGGTTAAAGACTGGCATTGAAAGGCTTGATGATGAAATCATAGGTGTTGGTGAAGATTGGCTTGTAACGTTATTCGCTAGACCGTCACACGGCAAAACATTAATCGCGCAGTTGATATGCAGCCACATAGCCAAACGTGAAGCGGTGCAGTTTTTTAGTATGGAAATGTCGGAAGATGAAATCATGGATAGATTTGTCGGTATTACTGCGGGTATCGGGCCAAAGGCATTAAAGACAGGTGTGCTTAACGATTATCAGTTTGCAAAGCTTGGTGAAGTGCTAGGGCTTATGGATAGAAAACAACTAAACATATTTTACGACGATACACCCGCCTTATCGCTTCAACAGATACGCCACCGAGTAAAGACCACGATTAAGCGTAAAGGCAAGTTGGCTCTGATAGTAATAGACTACTTAAAACTAATGACTCTGCCAAAGGCAGACCGTGAAGATTTAGCAATTGGTGAAGTTACTAGGGGATTAAAGCAATTAGCAAAAGAGGTGAAAGTGCCAGTATTGCTATTGGCTCAAGCTAACAGGGGTACGGATAAAGAAAAGCGACCGCAAATGTCAAACATATATGGCTCAAGCGCTATCGAAGCTGATAGTGATTTGATTATCGCAAGCCATAGGGAGGAGGTAGTAAACGAAAGTACGGCTTTACGTGGCGTGGTGGAATTGATACCAGTTAAGTTTAGGCATGGGGATTTGCCGCGCACTGTGTATCTGAAAGCGAATGAAATCGGATTGTTTACTTGCTTGACCGATGTACAGGTAGGTGACTTGATGAATCAGGAGGAGGCTAGAGGCAGCAGAAAAGGTTCAACGGCTTTTACTGGTTAAAAATCAAATAGTTGCTTTACTTTGCATGCAAAATATGCTTACCCATTAAAGAAATTTATGGTTACGATAAGAAATTTTGATTAAATATGCGACGAGTTGCATTTGTTTTTATCGACGGGTCGGTATAGTTAACCAACAAACAAGAGGAGATTAAGAAGTGAGAGAAATAAAAGCAACAGCGCCAACGCCACAGGATTGGGTTGATTTGGTGAGGGAGAATGAGAGATTGAGAGAAATAGCTAAGATAGCGTTCACTAAGGCAAGAATGTCAAGTGAGCACGAAAAGGCATGGATTGATTTAATGAGATTGGAGAACAAAACAAATGATTGATTGGAATGATAACGCAAAAGCGGCGGTTGAATCCTATGATTCATGGTTAGACTGTAACGATACAGGAGATATGCGAGCCTGCGAGGCTTTAGAGAAGTTTATGGAAGAAGTAGTGCTTAAGCCGCAACCAAAAACCGTTGCGGATGCGGTGGAGTGGGCTAATAGGAAGTGGGTGCCCAGTAATTGTGATGCTATTGCTTATAACCCAGCTAGCGGAAAATTGCACTACTACAAGTACAGCGAAGGTATTAACGACAAATGGTTTCACTGTTGTTTTAGGGAAGAATTCGAAGCTTATGTTGAAGGGGTAGAGCAAGTGGATTTAGATATAGATATTGACAAAATGAAGTCGCAGTACAACAAAGAAAAGCAAGAGGGCGAGAAGTGGACGCATAAGTGGAATGGTCGCAAGTGTATTGTTGTTTTTACGGATGATTATATGTCATGGGTTAAAGGTGAAGGGCTTAATAAGCTTGTGCCTACGGACTCACTAAAACCCATCAAGCCGACGATAAGTGAAGATGCAAAAAGACAATTAGAGCTTTACGTACAATATCGAGTTGATAAGTACGGCGACTACTCTATGAAATCAGACCTATCTGATTACTTGTCGCATCACGAAATAATCTAACTGGTCTAATCTGTTAAGCGCATCATCGGTGTTAAGGTGCGCTTAGTTTTTAAAGGAGATTGAAAGTGGAAATAGCAAAAACACCAAGAGAATACCTACTAATGCACGATGACCTAGTAGTCAGGTTTACCCGATATGAGAAGTCAGAGGGCTGCTTGGCGCTTTACTGTGATGGTAATACATTCGCAAGCGCAACGATTCATGGCACCAAGGTATCGGATTTCTACAAAGCATGGAGGGCTATGCAATGCAAATAAACGAACAAGAACTAGCCGAAGCGGTTGAGCGGTTGCGTGAGGGTGATGATAGCGGGTTGCTAGTTAAGCAAGAGGAAGTGTTTAAGGCGCTAATCGAAAACAAGATATTCTTGGTTAATATATTCGATAGCATTTTAAGCGACACTAACCCCAAAGAATACCTAGACGCAAAGTTTGAGTCGGCGGCTCGTAAGCTACTACGCGAAGCATACAGAACAAAACTAGAGCATGAGGCGGGGTTGTGAACAAAACGCACAGGGAAGCGCTAGAGCTAGCCGGCAGTGACGAAACAGTCACTACCATTAACGGTCTAGCATTGCGATTAAACAAATCATACAGCTACATACAGCGACTTTGCCAGAAAGATGTCATTGTATCGCCTAATCATTAAAAACCGAGCTAAAGCCGATACAGAGCGAATGATTAACTTCATGCGCAAGGCTGAAGCTAAGCGAGAGCAGATGAGTGGTGCTAGTTTTCGCGATGTGTGTCGATTAATGGGGCACGATGACACCACGTATTACAAGTATAGGAAGTTGGTAAATGGATAAAACAGCAAAGCGTATTTACGATGCAGTATTTAAAAACGTGCATCTAACGAAATCAAGTGAAGTTTGCGAACACTTGGGAATTACAGGAAAAGAATTCTTTTATGCGCAAAATTGCAATGCAATCATTCGTGACATAATGAAGCGCAACAAGTTGCGTCTTGGTGCTGAGTTTAACAGCATACTTGCGTCAATGCCCTTGACTAGCGGGAGCTTCGATAATGGGCCGCGCTAAACGTCAAGAGCCAAGTTGTTTATTACCAGGCATAATGACGGATATGTACAAACTATTCAGAGATAGCAAATACACCTACAAGACACTGGCGGCTAAGTCAGGCGTTTCTCAGCATACGCTATACAAATGGTTTTTCCGTGGCGTTGGCAATGCGAGTATTGGTAACATTGAAGCGGTTGCTGACGTACTAGGCTATGAACTCCAACTGGTCAGAGTTGTTAAGTGATTGGTTAGGGTGTAAGGTTTAAACGTCCCTAGCAATAGGGCGTTTTGGGAATGGTTTGTAGGGGATAGCGGACGCGCTTAACTTGACTGAGACGGGTAAAACACCCCGACAAGGGTGCCGAGAAGTCGCGACTTAACAATCGTTACAGCCATTCACCAAAGCGAACAAAGGAGATTGAAAGTGAAAGATATAACGACAAAAGATTGGATTGATTTGATAAATGAAAATAAGCAGCTACACATACAAATAGCAAAGGCTAATAAGCGTGTGAAGGAGTTGGAGCGAAAAGTTGAGGCCGAGCGATTCAAAAAAGAAGAGTTCATTCGATGGGTAGACAGTCTTATCGAAGAGCAGAAAGAGCTGCGGGAACAGCGTTTTCGCACATTCGGTAATGAAGAATACCTAATATTTTTTGATGATGGAGAAGATTATCCTGACTCTATGGTCGCACCCGTTGTTATGAGCGCTGATAAGTTCAGAGAGCTTTATTACGCTAGAGAACAACTACGCAAGGGGCAAGATAAGTGAGCGAATTACTAGAACAAATGAAATTGTTAAACGAAGACCACAAACCTGACGGTTGGCCAGCGGTCAGAATGAGCGAGATTAATGAGTTAATTGAAATCATTGAAAAGAAATCAGAGCAACTAGCAAAGGCTAATGAGCGTGTGAAGGAGTTGGAGTTAATTGTGGTTGCAATAACTCATGCGGACGAAACGGGGTACGTTGATGATGTAGGTTTTGTTGAAAATTGGAGTCAAGTTTGTGATGAGACAAAAGCACTTCTAAATAAATTCGCCATAGAGAAACAACTAGAGACAGCGAAGAAGTGTGCTTTTGGTAGCACTAGCTGGGTTTTAGAGCATATAAAGTTTTTGGAAGAACAACTACGCAAGGAGCAAGAGTGATGGGTAATCTTAAAATAAAATGGTTTTTGCGACTTAGCGTGATTGCTTTGGTCGCTTGGGGGCTAGTTGACGCCCCTGATGGAACTATGACTATTGAAAAGCATTTAGCAGTATTCATTGTTGTAGGTTTAGGTACATGGCTTTTTTCTTTGGCAGCCGTGTTTTTTCAGGTTGGCAGGATAGGAATGAAGTCAATTCTTAACGAGTTCTTTGGTAGTGACGCAAAAGAAAACGAGCAACTACGCAAGGAGCAAGAGTGATGAGTCTGGTAAGAGAAAACTTGTTATCAAGGTTAAATTATACGCCTTATTGCGGTGGAGAGTGTTGCAGGGTAATGCCTCGAACTTCCTTTAATGGTAGCCAGTTCCAATGCTCTAGTTGTGGCTGGGTTTCAAAGTTCGAGCCTAAATTTATTGAGACGTACATTTCTAGGCAAGAACAACTACGCAGGGAGCAAGAGCATGGGTAACGGCGTAACAGTAAGCAATACGGCATCAGTGAGCCAGCAACAAATTATCGACTCGCTAACAGCGAAACTAGCAAAGGCTAATGAGCGTGTGAAGGAGTTGGAGGAAGAGCTTTCGACTAAAGAGTTGTTGCATGTTGGTTTTACTAACGGCTCTCAAATTAAATACGCAAAAGTAGAGGAAGGGTCTTTTTACCCTAACACCGACTGCAATTGCTATATACCTCTCTACATGCTCAAAAGTCACGAGCATAGGATTGAGACAACCAGCATTGAACAACTACGCAAGGAACAAAAACAATGCTAGCCTTCAAATATTCCGAATTTGCGCACCTAATCCAATCTGACCCGCTTTATATGATTGGGGTAGGCTTGGCTATGGCTGTTTTGTGTTGTGGCGCTACGTTGGCTGTGGCTAAGATTTTGAAGCCGTTGATTAGGAGAAGGAAGTGAGAGTAAATTATAGAGCATGGATTTTAATTCCTGTTTTTCTGCCAGTAGCTTTGTTTCTTTTCGCTTGCAGCGGTCTTGGCTATTGTTTTTTGTTTGTCGGTTCAATTTTTAGTGATATTGGAGATATAGATTCTCCACCGACAATTAAGTCTATTTTTGAATGGGCTAAAAGGGGCGGTAAATGATTGAATTGATTAACGGTTATGAATACGGATGGCATTTGTTTCTACTTCTATGCATTATACCTGCTGTTGTTGTGTGGTGGTTAACTGAAAAATGGTTTGCTGACCCAATACTTCCGGACGATAGCTCTTTAGTGGAAATGCCCAACAGCATTGAAACCGCAGATTCGTTTTCAGCGTGGATTGACTTAGTTGATGTGGAAGATTACGAGAGATTAAGTTCCCACAAGGAGTTGCAGGAATTTATTATGTCAGAAATAGAGTCTGGGAAACTGACTATTGGCGACCCTCCACAACATGTGCTTGACGAGATATACAGAAAAAACAGGGCACAAAGACGAAATAAATCAGACCGCAAACGTGCGCCTAAGTGGGGTAGAAGATGATTAGGTACTTTAAGCTTATCGGGAAAAAGAAAACAAAAAGCAAGCAACCAAGAATAGTTAACGTTATTTGCCGCAGAAAAGTAGAAGATTGCTACGTGATTGTGAGAAAGAAATGAAATACGCAACCGCTACCGTAGAATTCGCAGGCAATACGCTTACGCTTAGGCTGATTGGCGCAGGCACATTGCAACAGGCTATCGATGGTATATACGAGCACTTCGATAGTGAGTACGACACCAACGTATTGATGATACCGCTTAAAGTGGTTGCAATAGAATATGGTACGTGTAATGACTAAGGGGTAAGATTTATGATTTATTTTATACTGTTAATTTCTATAATCGCGCTAGGGGTTATTTCGCTAAAATCAAAAAATGATCGGCGTTCTTTTGGCTTGGCTATTCTGATTAGTTGGATGGGCGGATTCTGTTTGAATCATGTATTGACATCGCTAGGAGTTATATGAAACTATAGCAATGCTTTTGTTGAGTTGATTAAAGGCACTTTCACAATCTCCCTTTAAGCCCGTCCTTCACGGGCTTTTTTTTCGCCTGCTATAAGCGTATACTAAGACAATTCTACCACAACGCTTGATACCATGCCTTATTCATTAAACTTTGCTAGCGGCGGCACAGTCTTATTTACACCTAAAGCGCTTAGGGGTACGTGGGCGTGGGAGTTGGAATTAGAGGTTCCTAATACAACCAATCAACGCGCTATAAACTTTAACGATAACAACTTTAGGTATTTGCGCGCTAACAGTGGATTTTGGGATTTAAACAATAACTTGGCTGGACTGCCTAACGTCACATCGACAACGCCAGTAACAGTCAACACGCGCACAGTAATCAGAGTTGAAGCAACCGCTGACGAGGTGTCATGGTTTATCGATGGTACGCCTCAGGGTGTTATAGGTACTCAAACCAATGATTTTATTCTTAATAACCTGAATAATACCGGTAACTTCACAGGTAAGGTTTACCGGTTTGAGGTATGGGAAAACGGAACTCTTGTCGAGTCTCGCATTAAGCAAACGCTCACAAGCGGTAACGACCGCGTTTATACCGATAACGTAGGTACTAACGATGGCGCACTTAATGCGACATTTCCTGCTGATAATAGCCAGTGGGAGTTGTTTGATGCACCAACAGGATTGACAGTATCGGTTACCGAGTCAACATCAGACTTTGGCGAGTCTTCTGCGGCATCATTCACGGCTACATTGTCAGCCCAAGTAACGGAAGTTAGCGCCTCATTCACTGAGTCCTCATCAGCAACGATAACAAACAATATCGTTTCGGTATCAGTCACAGAAACCAGCCAAGATTTCAGCGAGTCGGCATCAACTAGCATATCAGGCTCACTGTCTGCGATAGTCACAGAATTGAGTCAATCGTTTACAGAATCGTCAACCGCCGAGATTAGTGCTAACATATCAGCAGAAATAACGGAGTTGGCGCAAGATTTTAATGAATCTGCGCAGGTTAATTTAACTAGCAGCTTTACGGTTGAGGTTACAGAAACGACAAGCGACTTTGAGGAAGCTTGCTATGTTAAGTTACCGATAATTCGCCTAACTCCACGCAAAACAATTTCAGTTAGTAACCGACGGTCTAGCACTATTAGAGTGAGAAGCCGCAATAACGTCATAAGGGTAAAATAATGGCACAACGTTCAGTAGCAGAGTGTAATGCGGCTCTTGATGCACGAAACGCATTAGCAAATGGTGGCAGCGTAGAAATCCGTAGCGGTAACGCGGCAGATATTGACAGTGCTGCAACAGGCACGGTGTTAGCTACATTTACACTAGCAAACCCAGCTTTTGGTGCAGCAAGCAACCGCTCATCAAGCCTTAACCTGCCAGCCGTAGTTACAGCAAGCGCAGCCGGTACAGGTGCGCCTTATCACTACGTGCTTAAAAACTCAGGTGGCGCAGTGATGCGTAACGGCACAGCAGGTACAGCAGGTACAGACATGATTCTAAGCGCTGCAACATGGTCACTAGGCGACGATGTAGAAATCACTGCATGGACAACATCAGAGGGTAAAGGCACTAATTAATGAAAGTAGGCAATCGCGAAACGCAACCGAGAAAGTCACGTAAGTACAAGACTGCGGATGAATTGCAAAAGGCGATTGATGCTTATTTTGCTAATCCGCATACTAAGTCGTACATATACAAGGGCGAAGAGTTCCAAGTGTATGCTATGACGGTTGAGTATATTGCGATTAGGCACCTTGGCTTTAAATCTAAGCAGTCGCTGTATGATTACCGTAATCGCTATCCTGATGAGGGGTATGACGAGGTGATTAGCGGAATGATTGACCAGCTAGTTGACTACTGGCATACGGCAGGTGAGCATGGTAACGGTGCTTTTGCTGCATGGGCGCTGTCTAGCCTTGGTCGCGATAAGGAGCGAATCAAATTCGACAAAGAATCGACAGCACTTCAAAAGGCTAGATTGTTATTAGAGAAAGCAGGCAAGAGTGATATATCGCTAGACACCATGCAAAAGCTAATGGCGGGGGTTAAAGCCGAATCAGACATTAACAAAGTTGACGAACTTGAAAGGCTTGTGCGCGAGTTAGCAGATATGGCGGGTATTAAATAATACTGATAGACTAACAATGCAATTTTGCAAAACAAATAAGAGACTGAAATTATGAATGATTCACAGATTGAAAAAGAGATTAAAGAAAAGGGCTTAACCGCTCCACGTATTACTCCTGAGCATTTAGAGGGCGTTATTGTATCAGAGCAATATCATGTGTTTGCAGGTACGACATTCACCGCTTGCTTGCTAACCCTAAAGAATGGCTACACTGTACTTGGTGAATCCGCTTGCGCATCACCTGAAAACTTCAATGCAGAGTTAGGGCGAAAGATTGCGCGAGAAAACGCCAAGAACAAAATTTGGTCTCTAGAGGGGTATTTGTTACGTGAAAAACTTAGCCAAAATTAAATCAAGGCTAGGTGTGGCGCTCATTAAGTTGGGCGCTAAGCTTTACTTTGATAGCGAAAATAAGCGTGATTTGTTTAAGCATGACATAAACAAGCAAACTACAATAGGCAGCTATGCTGATAGTGGCGACCATTTAAGGGGAAGTATTGAACCCATGAATGATTACGACACTCAGAGTGTTATTTTGTCGCTAAAATATGGCACATTTAATAATGATGGCGATGTCAAATTCTCAAAAAAAGAAACGTATTATAAAGACGTTTGGAGCAATCAAATACCATGAGCAAAGTGTCAAGCATTTTTCCTGCTAACGATTTTGATAATGTGCTAGAAAACGCAAAAGGCGAAATTGAGTGCGGGTTAATTATTGGCTACGACGACGAAGGCGTGATGCAGGTTTATGGTGGTGGGTTGTTAGCTGGAAAACAGCCGCTATGCAAAGACTGGCTATGGATGGTGCAGGCGTTTAGTAAAAAACTGCTCGACGGCGATTACTCGGGTGATTAAATGAGCCTAGCCGCACTACGTAAGCAAATAGACCAGATAGCGCCAATCATTAAAGCGCAATCGGGCAACGTAGAAGAAACCGTTTACGGCGTAGTGGATAAAATCAACGAGGATGGTACGCCACACTTTATCCGTAAGTGGAAAGGTGTAATAGGCAATATGCGCCCCACGGATGAAGAGCCGACCATCTATGTTATCGAAAAGCTAGAGCCTGCTATTCTCAAATACAAAAAGTATAAATGTCTTTACGGCGGCAGGGCTGGCACGAAATCTATTATGGTGATGGATACCGTTGTCGGTGATGTTAACGCTAACGGCTCTAAAGTATTCGTATTACGTGAGCGCATGAAGTCGCTTAAAGATACCATTTACGCGGGTATCGTCGGGCGTATTGACTCACTAAAGATTAAGGGATTCACTCCCGTACCATCTGAACGAGAAGTTCGCCATAAAAACAAAGGCAAGATAACCTTTGGCGGCATGCAAAACATTATCGACATGAAAGGCTCGTTTGAGTACAAATACTTTCTAATGGAAGAGGCGGCGCGAACAAGTCAGCAGACTATTGATACATTAGGACCCACTCTGCGTGGCGTTGATGGCGCTGAGTTATGGTATGTATGGAACCCTGAATCAGCTAACGACCCCATGAGCCTAGAGTTTATCGTACCGTTTCAAGCGCAACTCGACAAAGACGGTTATTACGAAGATGATTACCACATGATTATTAAAGTAGGCTTTGAAGATAACCCTTGGTTTATGCACGACCAATCACTACGCGAAGAATACGAAAAAGACTTGCAGAAGAAAAACGAGGGGCGCATGAGCGAATCGCGTTTCAACCATATCTGGCATGGGGCATTCAACGATGATATCGACAACAGCGTCATTAAAGCGGATTGGTTTGATGCGTGTATTGATGCGCATAAGAAGTTGGGCTTTGAGGATAAAGGCGGCAAAGTGGCAGGCTTTGACCCGTCAGACGTGGGTAACGATGCAAAAGGCTACTGCTTGCGTCATGGCGTGGTGTTTACTGATGTGCGCGAGATTGATGCGGAAGATGCGAATCGAGCCTTTGACATTGCTTCACGTGATGCTAAGGCTTCGGGTGTTGATACATTTGGCTGGGATTGTGACGGCATGGGCGCTCTGTTGCGTGACCAAGCGGCTGCAAACTTCCAAGGCACTAAGATTCATACTTTCATGTATAAAGGCTCTGAGGGTGTTCACAACCCCGAAGCAGTGTTTAAGCCAGTTGGGGAGTATCATATCCGTGACAGCAAAAAGAACAAAGACGTATTTGGCAACAAGAAAGCGCAAAATATTATTAACTTTGCAGAGCGTGTATACAAAACATGGGAAGCGGTAACATTCCCCAACAAGAGATATACTGACCCAAGCGAGTTGGTAAGCTTTGACAGTGAAAAGATACCGGCTAACTATCTGCAAAAGCTGCGTTCTGAGGCTTGCCGTATGCCGTTAAAGCCAGCGCATACTTTCAAGTTTTACACCAAGCAAGAAATGCGCAACGGTATCAAGCAACCGGATGGTAGCAAGATAATAATACCATCACCCAACCTGTTTGACGCGGTGGTGCTATCTTTTGACAATAGTGCTAATATAACGCAAAGCAGAGTAAACAAAACACATAGGCCACAAGCCATGCGACCAATGGGGCGTTAAATGCTAGACTTTCAAGACTTAAAGCGGATGCAAGAGAAAGCGTATCAACATGGTTATGATACGCGCTTGAAGGCCGCAGACGACATGCTGTTTGCATGGGTAACGCAATGGGATGATGAATATCTCAATGGCACTGACTTAGCCACTCGCTTTGAGTTTAACATCATACGCAAGGCGCAACGGCAAATCCTCACTGACTTGGTGCTTAACCCTATTCAAGTCGATTTCGACCCCGTAGACGATACGTTTGAAAAAGCTTCTGAGATTATGGATGGTGCGTATCGTGCCGATATGCGTAACAATAAATCGCAAGAGGCTAAGAAGAATGCCAACCAAGAAGCGGTTGTGTGTGGTGTTGGCGCATGGCGTTTAACGACTGAGTATCGCAATAACCTCGAAGACGACGACAGGCAACGTATTATACGCGAGCCAATATTCGAGGCTAATAACCGTGTGTTTTGGGATCCAAACGCGCAGCTAATCGACAAGTCAGATGCTAAGTATGTGGCTGTTCTTTACCCGTATTCGCATGATGCCTATAAGGATCTATGCGAAGAATTGGGCTGTGACTACACGCCACCTTCAAGCTTTGCAGAGCCTGAGCACAGCTACACATTCCCATGGGTGGGGCAAGACGATAAAGTTAACATCGTTAAGTTTTATCATCGTGTATTGAAGAAAGTTAAGTATTACACCTTTGCTGATGAGTTCGGCAATCGTCGCGTACTGCAGCAAGACGAAGTTGACGAAGATGACTTAATTGATGGTGGCTTTGAGTTTGAGTCAGAGAAGACCGTTAAGCGCTACGTCGTTACTGAGTACATCGCTAGCGGCGCTGGCATCATGGCTGAAAACCGTATTGCAGGTGAGCATTTGCCTATTATCCCGCAGTATGGCGAACGTCAATTTGTTGAGGGTGAGGAGCATTACGAGGGTATTGTTCGCCTAGCTAAAGACCCACAGCGATTACGCAACTTCCAGCTATCGTACCTAGCGGATATTGTTAGCCGCAGCGGTAGAAGTAAGCCTATCTTCACTGACGAGCAGATTGCAGGCTATGAGGACATGTATAATCTTAATGGACCTGATAACAACTACCCATATCTGAAACAGAATCATCTTGACAGTAGCGGCAATCCGTTGCCAGTTGGCCCCGTTGGGCAAACGCCTGATGCAAACGTGCCACCTGCACTAATGGCAGCAATTGGCGAGTCGCGCATGGCGGTTGATGATGTAGCAAGTCCAGGCTTACCGCAAGATATCACTGACCCGTCATTGTCTGGTAAAGCCGTGCAAGCGTTACAGAAGCGCTTAGACATGCAGTCTTACACGTACCAAGACCACCACAAGTACGCCATGCGCCGTGATGGTGAAGTGTATGCGTCAATGTTCCGCGATGTGATGGATAGTGAGCAAGAGATTGTACTTGTTCAGCTTGATGGTACAACATCGAAAGAAACGATTAACAAGGCTGAGATTGATTGGTCAAACATGCAAACGCAGATTGTAAACGATGTGCGCAATATGATGTTTGATGTATATGCGGATATTGGCCCATCGTTTGAATCAGTTAAGTCGCAGAACCGTGAAGAGTTGAAAGAATTAATAAACGGCTTGCCACCTGGCGACCCTATGCGCAACATTCTATTAAACGAGTACCTAACCATGCTTGAAGGCTCACACATGGAAGACGTACGAGACTATGCGCGTAAACAGTTAATTCTTCAAGGAATTAAGAAACCAGAAACGCCAGAAGAAGAACATATGTTAATGCAGGCGCAGCAGAATCAACAGCCTGATGCGCAAACGCAAGCCTTACTTATGGAAGGTCAGGCGAGAATGCAAGAAGGTCAAGCGGCGATTATGAATGAAGAGAATGACCGCATCAAACTGCAAATAGACCAATACAAAGCTGACACAGACCGTCAGAAGGTGATTATCGAAGCGCAGAAAGCAGGGTTGCAGATGCGTGATATTGCGGTGAGTACTGAGGGCAAGCGGATAGATAACGTTATGAAGTTGCGTCAAGGGGTGGGGCGTTAAGCCCCTACGAACAAATGACCAGTCTTAATTCTCTCTCCATAATAACCCGGTAACATTGGCGCGGCGTTTCACCTACTGCAAATGCTCCGTTTAGGTAACAACGCCACATGCCATTAACTTTCTTTATGTGTGGTTTCATAATGCGCCACCAATAAACGCACCGATAGCCACGCCAGCAATAAAAGCAAAAGAGCACAAATATCTGCGCAACTGCCATTCTGTGTAGTCAGTCTCTTTGTTTAGTTGCTTGATTAGTTTCATCCTTCCACCCCATTAAAACCTTTCTCCCAATCCGCAGCCTCTATCGGGTGGTATCCGTAAACTTCCTCCCAATCTAAATCAAACTGCATATTCATTTTGCTTATGTCATGGTTTTCATAACTCGCACCGTTATACTCGTTAACCACTGACTTAGCGCAAAGCTTGGCGCGTATCTGGTTTTCTTGGTTGTTCATAATTTACTAACCTCACAAATAGCCCAATAAAGGGATGTAACAACAAACACGGATACCGCTATCGCGTACAGTGCTGCCTCCACTGTGGAGAAATGCACTGTCGGGAATTTGGTCAACTCTTGTAATTCTTTCTCGAAATCTTCTCTTGTTCTGCCCGAGTAAATTTCTCGTATGCGCTCAATGCTGCATTCGTTCTCCGTGAGGAAAATCGTCACACCTCCGTCTACTTTAACCCTAATTCTCGGCTTCACAATCTGCCCTCCCACTTATCACGCAACGCACTGTAATGCTCACGGCGCTTATCTGCTTTCTATTTTTGAATGACTTTATAGATGCGGCGTATCATCGCTTCACGGTTTAGCTTTTGTTCGTAGGTCACAATCAATCTCCTTTGTTTGCTCCAGTCAAAACTAGCACCAAGCGGCAGGCTTTACAACTCTGACCAGTTAAGCGTATACTAAACACACTCGTATATGTCCGAGCATAGACATAGATAATTAATCGTTACACTACGAGGATAAAAAGTGGCAGAGAAATTAACGCTTGCAGAGCTGAAAGCTCAAAACGCAGCGGAAGAGGAAGCAGAGCAGGAAACCGAAGTTGTCGAGGTTGAGGAACAACAAGACGCTAAAGTAACCATTGCACCTGTTGAAACTACCGTTGAAGAAATCGAAGACGAGGAAGAAGAATCAGCCGAATCTGAGGACGTTGAAAGCTGGATGCAAGAGGAAGTAGCGACTCCTGATGATGGGGATTCTGGTTTTAAGCCTAATCGTGAAGCGGCGGCTGTTAGAAAGAAATTGAAAGCCAAGCTACACGAGAAAGACGATGAACTTGAATCATTAAAAGCTGAAATCGAGCGCTTGAAATCTGGTTCGACAACTGCACCGCAAACCGAATTGAAGCGGCCAAAGTTGGAAGACTTTGATTATGACGAAGAAGCGTATAACGCTGCGATGGATGATTACTACGATAAACGAGTTGATACTAAGCTCGAATCAAAGCAATCGGTACAGCAACAGCGCGAAGCGGCAGAGCGTCAAAAGAAAGCATTAGAGGAAGCGGTAGACCGTCATTACACGCGAGCGGCGAAACTGGTTGAAGAAGGCAAGGTAAGCGAAGAGAAGTACACTCAAGCAGACCGAGCAGTCAGAGAATCATTTGAGCGAATCGCTAAAGGTAACGGGGATAAGATTGTTGATTCCCTTATCAAAACACTTGACTCGTTAGGTGAAGGAAGTGAGAAAGTATTTTACCAACTAGGTGTTAACCCCGCGAAGATGCAAGAGGTCGCGAATTTATTTGCAACTGACCCAACTGGATTAAGCACGGTGGCGTACTTAGGTAAACTACAAGCCTCTATTCAATCGCCTACTAAACGTAAATCGTCAGCACCTGCGCCAAGCCCTGAGCTAAAAGGCAGTGGTAGCACGAAAACACCTGGTGAAGCGTTATTGAAACGCTATAAGAAAGCTGGTAACAACGTGCAAGCCCGTCTTGATATTAAGCGAGAGGCAAAGCGACAAGGTATTGATACTCGCAATTGGAGCGATTAATTATGTCTATCACGGCAAACAAAGTAGCAGAAACACTATTCGAGCAGCAGCTTGAAACTTATGAAGACCAAACGATGCTTATCGACAAGACGCAGGTATTCACCCCTGAGGGTGGTACTATGCAAAATGCTGGTAACGTTATTTGGCGCCCGAAAGAACAGCACCGTCCAATCATTGAAGGTTGGGATTTAACAGGTCAAGAGACTGGCATTATCGAAGAAGCATACCCTGCTTACCTTGGTACGCCTAAAAACGATTTTGTATCTGTTCGTGTCGATAATATGCGCGACAAACACTACTGGGAAGATGCAGGTCGCACTTCTGGCCGTCAGCAAGCAACTGAGCTTAACAAGTCAATTGCAAACCTGATTGCAACTAGTGGCTCACTGCATTACCGCAGTAACACCGTATCTGGTTTTGACTTCATCAGTGAAGGTCAAGCCATTATGAATGAGCGCCAAGGCAAGCACACTCAGCGCTGTTTTGTGCTGAATGACCGTGATACACGTAAATTCGGTCAAGACTTAGCTGGTCGTCAGACTGTACGTGGTCGCCCTGAGGATACATGGATGACTGGTCAAATCGGCTCTAACGTTGCTGAGTTTGATTTGTACACTGGCTCATTCTTGCCTAACATCGTTGGTGGCGTAGACCCTGCAACCACTACCACAGCGGCAGTAAGCTTTAAGCCTGAGGGTGGTACGGTAGCGGCTGACACTTATGACGTAGCTAACGTGGATTACCGTAAAGCAACCATCCCAGTGGTAGCTTCTGGCGGTTACAATGTAGGTGACAAAATCACTATCGCAAACGGTGGTACAACCATCAAAGCAGTTGGTCTAGCTGACAAGGTCAACACTGGTCAAGCAATGACATTTACTGTTGTAGCTAAACCAGATGCAACAAGCATGACTATCATGCCTAAGCCTATCGCGCTAGATGATGGCTCACTATCTACGCTTGAAAAGTCTTACGCAAACGTTGATACCACCATCACAAGTGGTGCAACTATCAACCGCGTAAACACTGACGCTTCTGCTCGTGCTAACCTGTTTTGGGATAAAGACGCGATTGAAGTTGTTGGCGGTGAAGTGCCTATGCAGATGCTTGGTGACTTAGATGGTATGAAAGTGATTTCGCAGCCACTATCTAACGGTCTGAACATGTACATGGTTTACGATGCCAACATCGCTAACCTACAACTACGCTACCGTACATTTGTATGGTACGGGTTGACCATGAAAGACCCAAGCCGTGCAGGTGTTGCAACCACTTTCTAAGTGAGTAGCTAATAAAAGAAAGCCCCGCCTAAGTGCGGGGTTTTTTGTTTTAACCTTTCTTCTGAGATTCAATCTCGTAGTATTTCATAAGGTCACATATTTTATTTAACGCACGCTTTCTATGCCCACCCAAAGATGGAGCCATGGCCTTTGCAAAGTCATCTATTAACTTTTCATCTTTTTCTGTTATACGGCTAAACTCAAACCAAAAGTCTGCAAATTCTGTGGGAGTTGCGTGCTTTAGCGCTAGAGCGAGATTTTCTGGCGTTATTACATTTACTGAAATTTGCTTAACTTCCACTTTCATCACCTTTATTTTTCATTTTAAACTGTAACTGGTCTATTTGCGCCCACGTAACAAGAAATAAAGACAATATCCCCATTACTTCGCTACCGGTAAATAAAAACCACATAAAGAAAGCTACACCCAAAACCAACTCAATCAATGATACCTTGCTAATGTTTTTCAATTCATTCTCCTATTTGTTAATTTCCAGCGAATTGTAGTACACTAATAACACAAAACATATCCGACCAGTGAGGTTACTATGAGCGCAATTCTATATAAACGCGTTGACGGTGAAGTAAAGGAATTTCGAGTAGACGCAGTGCGCGTCCATGCATTACTTCAAGACGGTTACTTCGCAAGCCCTGAATTAGCTGATGCTGATTCAAATGAGACGGGCAAGCTTAGCAACGAGGAAGTGCGAGAGGCAGCTAAAGAGGCTGGTATCTCAAACTGGAAAACCGCCAAGATTGACACGTTAAAGAAGAAACTCAATGAGCAAGACTAAGGGCGAGTTAGTCGCCGCAGCCTTTCGCAAAGCGCAAATCTCAGGCATTACCACGCAGCCGACAGGTGACGAACTTGCGAGCGCAGTGGAAACGCTTGAGGATATGATGCGTGAGTTGCAAAGTAAGAACGCTTGCATCAATTACGAATATGAAGATGAGCCATGTCTTAGCACTGACAGCAAGATAGACCCTATGTGGTATCACGCTGTTCAATCGCGGCTAGGTTTACTGCTTTGCTCTGATTACGGCATTGAGCCAAGCGCAACACTGCAACGTCAAGCAGCACAGGCTTGGTCTAGTATGATAGGTAAGAAGACACTGCCACGCCAGAACGTACAACCTCGTACAATGCCACGAGGAAGCGGCAACACAAACCGTCTTGGTGTTTGGTCGCGCTACTATGGCGGCGACAACAGAGCGCCTATTGATTGCGATACCGTGCAGATTGATGTTGGCGAGACTTATCCGTTAACCGTTGATTTCAGTATATTTCTAACTAACGGCGAAACAATATCGGCTTTTGAAATTCAAGAGGTAAGCGGCGGTATTACACAAACTAGCCAGTTAACCGAAGACTTAAACGGCGTTGAGTTGGTGGTAACAGGTGTTAGCGCTGGAACGAATTCGCTAATAGTTAAAATTACAACCACACTTGGCAGGGTTAACCTTGAAAAAGTGTGGGTAACAGTGAGGGCTGTGTAATGGCTAATCTTAATTTGCCGTGGTCTATAAGTTCAGATATAGGTATAGGTGTAGCAATAGCAGAGGGTGATTTTGACGGGGTGTCAGACATATACCTGTTTGGAACGCGCCAAATGCCGCTGGCTGATACTGAATACTGTGTTGCACCGATTGGACCGAGTGATGGTGATATTCAATTTCCCACCACGCCGCAAGAAATGTTTATCGTTTCAACTGACGCATCAGACACGGCAAATATCGTACTGAGAACGTTTGATGAAAATGTGAATGAGGTGACAGCAGCTTACCAACTTAACGGTACAACTCCAGTAAGTATAGGTACGTGGCTTGGCGTCCAGCCTGTTGGATTTCCTGTAGAGGAATCTGGTGTACTTGGTGAAGTGTATGTTTCAACGTCTAACCTAGCAACACCGCCAGCAGGTACGGTAATGGCTAAAATGCTACCTGAAAATCAACAATTCTCAGGATGTTATTACACCATCCCTCGCGGATTTGTTGCCTACTTCTTTCAAGCTACACCAACAGACTCGCGTGATGCAGGGGGCGCTAATAGCCAATTTGGAACGCTGCACCTTTACACAAGAAATAGAGGCCTTGAGTCCGGTAAAAATGCTGGCCCTTGGCGAAGAAGGGGTACGTTAACGGTGGGCACTAACAGTTCATCGACTCAACTAAACTTTATGCCGCCTATCCAATTTGACCAAGGCACAGATATTTTGCTGAAGGCAGAGGGTAACAATATAAACCACAGAATTTCGGCTTATTTTGGATTGGTGTTTAGACGAAAATGATTCCACTAATCAAAGGGCAACGCAAAAGCAAGTACGACTATCGCGACAATCTACCTGTGAACATGACAGCAGTTGCGTCACAGATAGAGGGTGATACTGGTTATTTACTAGCGCATGACGGGCTGACCGAGTTCGCACAAACAAGTGGCGTTGCTCGTGGCGGATACTTCAACGAGCGACTTAACAATCATTTTCGCGTCAGTGGCAATAGTTTAGAAAGTATCGGCACTGATGGTTCAATTGAAACCCTTGGCTCAATTGCGGGTCAGGGTACAGTGTCGTTTGCTGAGTCATTCAATAGTCTTGCGATTGTGGCAGGTGGTAAATACTACCTTTATGATGCGGCAGGATTGCAGGAGGTAATAAGCCCAAACTTAGGTGTACCAATTGATATCACTTGGTTTAGCGGCATCTACGTAATGACAGATGGCGAATACCTATTCAATACCGACCTACAAGACGAAACCGAAATCCGCGTATTAGATTACGTGTCTAGCGAGTTTGCGTCTGACCCGATTAAAGGCTTATTGCGCACCGACAGTAATCAGATTGTGGCGTTTAACCGCTATTCGACTGAATACTTTTACTTTAATGCTAACAGCGATGTTAATGCGTCACCGCTCCAAGTTATCCCGGGTAAATCAAACCGCATAGGCATTGTTGGCACACACTGTAAATGCTTTCTTGATGGCGCGATATTTATCTTAGGCGGCCGCAAAGATGAAAGCCCATCTATCCATATTTTAAGTGGCGCGAATGAGGCGACAATTGCGACACGCGAAATTGATAAAATTCTAGGTGAGTACACGGAAAGCGAGTTATCCGGCGCAGTGCTAGAAGACAGAACCGTTGACCGTGACAAGTTTTTACTTGTTCACTTACCACGCCACACGTTGCTATACAACCACACAGTTGGACAACAACAAGGTGCAGCGGCAGCATGGACGTTTATAAAGACTAACGAGAATGATACATGGCGCGGCATCTATGGCGTATTCGACCCACGCATCAGTAAATGGGTGTACGGTGACAGACTAGAGAATAAGCTTGGCTATCTTGACCAGCAAAGTTTTGCACAGTATGACGAGGCGCAAGAGGCGTTAATCTATACGCCGATTATCCCCGCCAAGCGTGTGAGCATTAACCAGATTCAGCTTGATACCATAGCGGGTTACTCTGACCCTGCAATCAGCGTTGCCATGTCTATATCATACGATGCAGTAACATGGGGTGAGGAGCATTGGACGGTAGTGAGCAAGCCGGACAACTACAACACGAATTACATTATTCGTAGATTAGGTTTTGTCGCTCAGTCGTTTAGCTTGCGATTTAGGTTTATCAGCAAGGATAAAATGGCGTTTTCGGGGTTAACGATTAATGATAGATAAAATCCCATCTTCACTACAAAAGCTAATCACGCTTAGCGACATTGCAAGCGCTCAAAAGCCCGTTAAGGACGAAGATTACTTTCAACTTAAGCGAGACTATCAGAATTTAGTTAATGCGGTCACAGCGATGCTTACGGCGATTAATGGTGGCGAGTTTAGCCCATTGGAGGGCGCAGGCTCACCAGAGGGGGTAATTACTGCAAACTACTCACTACTGTACATCGACACTGATGTTAACCAACTGCACTATAACCCTACCTACGGAGCAGACACCGGATGGATTGCGTTATAATCGATAAGAGCCAATTTGTAGAAGTATTTGGCCGTGAAACTGAGAAACATGCTAGTTATTACAGCTTTGGTGGTGTCGTGTTTTCTGCCGTTAAGCGTGGCGGTGCTGTTATTACACATGTAGGCTGCAAGCGCGAGAATATGAAAAACCTAAGAGAAGCATGTAAGCGGTACTGTTATTACATGCTTAACACCTTCGAATGGTGTAAGATGGTCATAGCAACGGTTGACTTGAAGCGTCAATCAGTGATTAACCTTTGCCGCAAACTTGGCTTCACCGATGCAGGTGATTTTGAGTTTGAATACGGCACAGCTAAAGTAATGGTGAAAACAAAATGAGTTTTGTAGGCGATATTTGGGATGGCATAACGGGTAAAACGGCGGCTGATACAGCGGCCAAATCATCCGATGCAGCAATAGGGCTTCAACGCGAAGCTTTAAACTACCTTAAGCAAAGCCAAGCGCCATTACTTGAAGCGCAACAGTTTGGCTTAACTGGCTTAATGGATTACTACGGCGGCAACCAGCAAGGTTTAATCGACCAAGTGCAGGCTAGCCCTTTTTACTCCTCTATGGTTGACCAAGGCGAAGAAGCGGTATTACGCAACGCAGCTGCAACAGGCGGCTTGCGAAGCGGTACGACACAGAATGCCTTGGCGCAAAATAGTCAGAATGTGTTACAGGGCTTGGTAGGGCAGCAGCTAGGCGGCTTAGGTCAACTGGCAGGCTATCAACCAAACACAGCAGGCGTGGCTAATCAACTAAACACTATCGGCAATACAACCGCACAAGGTATCGTTGCACAAGGGCAAGCGCAACAGGCTGGATTGGGTAATATGCTCAATCTTGGCACATCAATTCTTGGTGGCTTATTCTCTGACGAAAGACTCAAGACTAACATCAAAAAAGTTGGTCGCGTTAACGGATTTAACTGGTATTCGTGGACGTGGAATGATGTTGCTGAAAAGCTTGGTCTTAGCGGTGAATCACAAGGCGTATTAGCGCAGGAAGTCGAAAAAATTAAGCCTGAGTTGGTTGGTCAGCGCGAAGGCTATAAAACAGTTAACTATGCGGGGATTGTGTAATGAATGGAAATCCTTTTTACGTATCGCCATTGGGCGGTCTTGATTTAGGTCAACAAGCTGACAAGGTTTTTACAGGCATTGATCAGAAGCGAGTGCGCGACCAAGAAGAAGCGCAACTTAAGCAGCAGCAAGAGCGTCAAGCCATGCTTAAGGATTTAGGCACTAAGGCCATGCAAGGTGATTTAACAGCCTCACAACAGTTATGGGTTGAAGCTCCAGAGTATGCCGCGCAAATTGATAAGGGCTTGGGCATACAAGATGAACAGCAAGCGCAACAAGTCGGCGGATGGTTAGAGCAATATTTAACTACACCATCAGACCAGCGTGACGCGTTCCTGCAGAAGACCGCCAGCCAAACGCCGTTTAGTATTGACGATGATTTACTTGCTATGGACCCAGCGCAACGTGACGGTTACGCCAACATGCTTGCAGGTCGCTACCTCAACAAAGAGCAGATTGGTATGTTGCAGGGTGGCTCTGGCGGCTCAACTGTTGCACAGAAAGACTTCCAATATTACCAAGACTTGCTACAACGTGACCCAGAAGCGGCGAAAGCCTATGGTATGTCTAAAGGTTATGTTGAGACTGGTCGTGATGCAGCGCCAACAACTGCGCAGAGAGATTGGAAAGAGTACCAACGCCTTAAAAAAGAAAACCCAGAGGAGGCTAGACAATACGGTCAAGCGGCTGGTTTTGTTTCTAAAGAAGGTCGTGAACTTTCATCTGGTTTGCAAAAGCGTTTATCAGAGGCTACCGACGAAGCTGTTAAATCTAGCGCCAATGTTGTCAAGTATAACGACTTGGCATCACAGGTAGACGATGCAGACCTTCAAGGTGGCTGGGCTGGTCAAGCTGGCGAGGTTCTAAAGAATGTAACTGGGCAACAAGATTTTAGATCTGAACTTCGCAAGGACTATTACGCAATCAGAGGCTCAGAGGTCGTTAATAATTTGCCGCCCGGTGCAGCATCTGATGCCGATATTGCTATGGCTATGGCCGGATTCCCAGACCAGAATGCAAACGGTCAGCAGATAGCGTCATTCTTACGCGGTCTAGCTAAAATCAATGAATTCCAAAAGCAATACAACGAATTCAAAGCGGACTATATTAGCGAGAATGGCACAGAGCGAAACATGCTTAAGGCATGGAAGGAAAAAGGCGTTGAGTATCAAACTCCACAACGCACTATTGGCAAGTATCAAGTCCAAGAGGTTAACTAATGCCTACTTATGAGATTACCGACCCAGAGACAGGTAAAAAGCTAAGACTAACAGGCGAATCGCAACCCAGCGAACAGGAAATACAGCAAGTCTTTTCTGAGTATTATGGCGTTAAGGAAGTTGAGCCAGCGCCTGAACCTCAAAGAGAAGGAAGTATTTTAGAGGGCGCTGGCGAAGCTTTGCAGTCTGTTGGTGCTAATGTATTGGGCGCGGTTGGCTCTGGTCTTGGCGGTATTTACGAGTTAATCCGCACAGGCGACACGGAGAAAGCAGCAGAAGCGGTGCGCTTTATGCAGCAAGATATAGCCGATAGATTCGCACCAGAAACGCAAACAGGTGAAAGTATACTGCAAGGCGGTATGGAGTTAGCAGAAGCAGCAGGCAGAGGAATAAAAACAGCGCCAAGTATGTTAATTGGTGGCGCTGCCATGCCTTTTGTTGGGGAAGAAGGCGCAAGAGAACTTGCTTCTGATATTCGCAATAAACAAACGGGTGAAGTTGTAGGGCAGGGAGTTTTTGAAGCTACTGGCTCCCCACTTCTGGCAACTGCGGCTGAAACATTAACCCCTGACCTATCAGAGGTTGCAACGGCTGGTGCTGGTGGAATGATTGCTAGAGGCGCTAGAAACGCAGCAGCAAGGCGCACAGGCGCTAACGTAAAACAGGCAGAAATAGAAGCGGCTAGAGCTGGCGGAGCAACTACTCCAGCGCAAGGAAAGCCAACTGAATCAGCGGTGCAGCGTACAGCGCAAGCAATACAGAAAGCCACTCCAGAGGAAGTTGCGGCTTTGGTAGATTCTGACCCCAAGATTTTACAGGCTATTGACTCGCTTGAAATTGATGCTGAGCCTATCTTTTCACAGTTAAGCAGAAACCCGCAATACAGAGAAGTTGAGGGCGGCTTACGCGCATTGCCCGGCAGTGAATTAAACGCACAAGCTAACAGATTTATTGAAGCCACGCGCAGAAAGGCGGACGAGTTAATTGAAACCTTTGGCGGCGTTAAAGATAAAGCGCTTTTATCTGACCAGTTTAGAGAAGATACGTTACGCACTATCGACGACTTAGCCGAGTCGGCAAATGAGGTTTATTCTCAAATTGATGCTGGCGTTAAGAAGTCAGAAACAGCGATGCCAGAAAGCACTATTGATTTTCTTTACTCTAAAGCGGATGAGTTGGGCGGCATCGATAATCTTCAACCTAAATTCAAAAAGCTCATTCGAGACCTAGAGGAAAATCCAACTATAGGTTTGATTGACCAGCGCCGCAAAGACATGGGGCAGGCTGCATTTAAAAACTCAGGCTTATTCAAGGATGCAGAGGAGGGATTTGCAAAGGCTATTTATGGGCGCTTAACAGACGACATGAATGCAATTCTTGAAAGCAAAGGAATGAAAGAAATTAGCGACTCTGGCAAGGCGCTTGTAAAAGAGCGTAAATTGCTAGAGGGCAATCTTCAGTCGCTGTTGGGTAAGCAATTAAGCAAAGACTTAACCACAGTCATTGGCTCAGCAACAAAAGGTTTATCACAAGGTAGGGTAAAACAGTTTGTTGATACCGTTAATAAAATACCCAAAGAATACCGACAAAAGGCTGTTGTTACATCACTAAATGATGTGTTTAGGGGTCGCGGTCAAGGCATGGAGGCATTCAACGCTAACGACTATCTAAAGTTTTGGAATGAGTTGCAGCGTAACCCAAGAGCAAGAACGGCGCTATTTAAAGAGTTACCGAAAGGTTCACGAGGCGCATTGGCTGGGTTGGCTGAAATTGCCAAAGGCATCAACCAGTCTGACCGCACAGTGATTCGAACAGGCGTAATACAGTCATTCTTTGAACCTAACACAGGACTGGTTAGCAAGATGCTTGGTAATGTTGGCAGAGGATTAGCGGCCACAAAAGCAGGCCCAGCAGGAAGTGCGTTATATAGCGCGGTATCTGACTTACTTTCACAGTCAACAAGTCCAGCGCAAAGGGTTGCCACATTGATTGCTACACCACAGTTTCAAAATACTGTTAAAATGGCAATTAACGAAAAAATCACCAATCCAGCAAAAGCAAGCGCCAAGCTAAAAGCGGCTAACGAAAAGTTAAAGCGCACTAGGCAGTATCAAGCATGGGTGGAAACATTACCCGAAGCTGATAAACTAGCGGCACAGGCTGGATTTTTAACATACCTTGCAACGGTGGGCGAATCAGAAAATGACAATACTCAATAACACAGCAGTTTCACCAGAAAGCTTATTACGGGTAACTAACCCGTATGAGTTTTTTGCTGACCCCGAAAAGCCGAAAGCCTTAGCGGGTGGAGAGGTTTATTTTGGCTTGCCTACGTATGACCCATTGCAACCAGAAAACCGTAAGCGCGTTTACATTGCGCAGGAAGACGGTGAAACGATAGCTATTAGCCAGCCTGTCAAATTAGGTAACGGCGGCGTACCAATGTATAACGGCTCACCTGTTATCTTGTTGGTTGATGGACCTTACTCTATGCGAGTGTTAGATAAAAATGGAGCGAGCAAATACTACGCACCTAAAGTTAACCAGTTATCTAGCGCCGAAATTGGTACGCAACCACGCACAGAGATTCTTGAGTTAACAGACGGGCAAGCATCAGTCACATTCTCAAATGTTGATGTAAGTACGGCTGTATTCGATGTGTCGGGTGATAACATTGACGATGGCCCGCTATTCCGTGATACGCATTACGCGATTGCTGATGGTGGCTCAGGCGTTATTTCTCTACTCGAAACCTATCCAGCAGGCACAAAGATTCGCGGAAGACAGTTTGCACCGGATAGCTCAACATCAACTAGTGTTACCACCAATCTTAACCGC